CCGAAATTTACGCCTCAACAAAATGAAGGTCAGCTTATCATTGTGCAATGAACGCTGTAGGTAGGCCGCGCAAACCGCGAATAACCTTGTGCTGCGAGTGGTGCAATATTGATTTTGTGCCGCGCGACAGAGCTCAGGCTCTCGGGTGCCGGCAGGAGCCCCGAGCCCCGAAATTTTGTTCCCGAACGTGTTATGGCGCTTCGCGTCGCCATGTTAGAAAACCAGTTCCGTGCGTGATATGCGGTAAAGAAAGCCTGGTTTTGCCTACACTTGCCACGCAACGGCGCTTTTGCTCGCATAAGTGCGCTCAGGCAGCACCGGAAAGGCGTGTATCACTTGCGATCCGGAATTCGGCTAAAAAACTCCGCGCCGATGAGCTGCAGAGTAGAAAACGGGCAAGGTGGCGTCGTGATGGTGCAAAGCGAAAGGCAAGTTATAGATTGCAGGCTGAGTTATTCGATCCAGTCGAGATTTTTGAGCGCGATAAGTGGGTTTGCGGAATATGCGAACTCCCTGTAGAGTCTGCACTGAAATGGCCGCATCCTCTCTCCGCCAGTTTGGATCACATCGTCGCCCTCTCGCTGGGCGGACCGCATACTCGCGCAAATACCAGATTGGCGCACTTGCGGTGTAATTCTAAGTTGGGCGCGCGCGGGAAAGCTTGTGCCTAGACCGAGGAAGCCCACAGCCGTCCTCGAATTGACCGGGGCATTTAAACAAAACCCATCGCGCGGAAGAGCAAGGGAAAACGAGCCCGAGCCTATAGCGGAATTGGGCGAACCTCCCGCGATCATGTCGGAGCAAGAGCGGGCCGCATGGGCGGAGCTTAAAAGCATCTCGCCTCCTAGAGTTTTGACCATCTCCGACCGTTGGTTGGTCGAAAGAGCCTGCAAACTGATGGCTTTGTCTCGGCAATCCGGTCTCAGCGTGGGGCAAGAGTCGCTTCTGTCTGGGTATCTCTCAAAAATGGGCTTGACGCCTTCTGATCGATCAAAAGTCAGTGTCACCAAAGAAAAGAAGCCAGCAAACCCGTTCGCGCGGATCGCGTCACAGCTCCGGCCCGCACAAGTTAACTAGACACGCGCTAGCAGCCGAGAATTATGCCCGCCAAGTGGTAGCGGGTAAGGTAATCGCCTGCAATTGGGTGATTTTGGCATGCAAACGTCACCTGGCCGACCGCGAGCGGGAGAAGTCGAAGGATTTTCCTTATTGGTTCAGCGATGAGCGGGCAAATACAGCCTGCGATTTCATCTCCGAACTGCCGCATACCAAAGGCAAATGGGCAGCGGCCGGCGAGAAAATCAAGCTCGAGCCGTGGCAACAATTCATCGTTTGCTCGTTATTCGGTTGGCTTCGCAACGACACAGGGGTTTACCGGTTCACCGAAGCCTATGCGGAGATCCCGCGAAAGAACGGCAAGAGCATCCTGGCCGCGGGCATAGGGCATTTTAAGTTTTCAGCCGACGGCGAGTTCGGTGCCGAGGTTTATTCCGGCGCAACCACTGAGAAACAGGCTTGGGAAGTCTTTCGGCCAGCCAAGTATATGGCCGAGAGGACCGCGGAACTCCGCGAGGCTTTTGGGATTGCGGTTAATGCCAAAAGCTTAACGATCGCAGAGAACGGAAGCCGATTTGAGCCGGTGATCGGCAAGCCTGGCGATGGTGCTTCGCCATCGTGCGCAATTATTGACGAGTACCACGAGCATCCCTCAGATGATCTTGTCGATACGATGCGGACTGGGATGGGCGCCCGCGAGAAGCCATTGCTTTTGGAGATTACGACCGCGGGCAGCGATCGGTCGTCACCCTGTTATGCCAAGCATTTAGAAGCGCAAAAAGTTCTTCAGGGAAAACTCCAGAATGACCGGCTCTTTTGCATTATTTTTTCAGTCGATGAAGCGGATGACTGGAAATCTGAAAACGCGCTGGTCAAGGCTAACCCGAACTTCGGAGTTTCGGTTAGTGCCGATTTCCTCAGAGCTGAACAAAAGGCCGCAATCGAATCGGCTCGCAAGCAAAACACGTTCAAAACCAAGCATTTGAATCTTTGGGTAAACGCTTCCGTCGCCTGGATGAATATGGCGAAGTGGGACGAATGCGCGGACCCAGGCCTCAACATTGAAGATTTCTCCGGCTGCGAATGCTTTATTAGCTTCGATCTGGCCAGCAAATTGGACTTTGCCAGCAAGGTTAGGCTTTTCCGCAAGGTTATCGAGGGCAAGAAGCACTATTACGCCTTCGCAGTTCATTACCTGAACGAAGAAGCAGTCGAGCAGGCGCGCGGCGAGCACTATGCGGGATGGGCGGCGGAAAATCGCATCGTCGTGACGCCTGGCAATGAGACTGATTATGTCTGGATCCACGAGGATCTAGTCGAAGATTCCAAAAAGCTGATGGTGAGGGAAATTCCTTACGATCCTTACCACGCTGCGCCGCTGATTCAGTTCATCAAGGCCCGGCCGGACTGGAACCAGAGCATCCCGTTTGTAGAACTTCGGCAGTCGATTGAAAACATGTCGAGCCCGATGAAAGAACTAGAGGCTGCCGTCAATTCCGGCCGTTTTCACCATGACGGCGATCCGGTTTTAGGCTGGATGATTTCTAACATCGTTTGCCAGCCGGACCGCCGAGACAATCTTTTCCCGGACAAAGAGAGAGCGGAAAACAAAATCGACGGAGGAGTCGCTTTGATCTTTGCGACGAATAGAGCAATGCAGGGCGATGCCGGTTCGGTGTACGACACACGCGGAGTGCTGACGGTCTAATGCGCTTCGTTGAGTTTTTCAACCGCTTGAAACGCGGATACCGGGCAGCGACCGGCGATGGTTCGATCGCGCTCGATGATCGATATTGGTTGCATCAGGGGTATGGGCGCATGTCGGCGGCTGGCGTCAGGGTCACTCCGGAGCTGGCCCTTACGCTCGCGGCGGTTTATGCCTGCGTCCGCGTAGTCTCTGAAACTATCGCTTCGCTGCCGCTGGTCATTTACAAACGGCTTCCGGATGGAGGGAAGGAGCGGGCGGATAGTCATCCGCTATACCCGGTCCTCCATGACAAGCCCAATTCGTGGATGACTTCGTTCGAATGGGTAGAGCTAATGCAAACCCACTTGGAAATGCGTGGGCGAGCATACAACTTCATTCAGCCAGGAGCTGACCGCGCCATCGATGAATTGCTCCCGATTCATCCTGACCGAGTAACAGTCAAACGTCTTGACAATGGGCGCTTGCAGTACCAGGTTCGGACAGCTGGAGCGACTGAAACATTCTCGCAGGAACAAATTCTTCACTTTCGCGGTCAATCGCTCGATGGCCTGGACGGTTTTGGGACCATCAATGTGGGCTGCGAAGTGATTGGAGCCGGTCTCGGCCAGCAAGATTACTCGGCGCGCTACTGGGACAACGATTCGAAGCCAGGTGGAACGCTGGAACATCCGGCCAAGCTCAGTCAAGAGGCTTATGTTCGGCTGAAAGAGAGCTTTCAGGAAGCCCAAGTACGGGAAAACCGGCATAAGGTAGCGATTCTTGAGGAAGGCGTCAAATATAACGCTATCGCGATCACGAACAAAGATTCTCAGTTCCTCGAAACCTTGCAGGCTCGCCGCAGCGAGATTTGCAGCCTGTTTCGAGTTCCACCGCACAAGATTTGCGATCTGACGCGCGCAACCTTCTCGAATATTGAGTCACAGAACATCGAATTCGCGACTGATTCAATTCGTCCTCGCTGCGTGAGATTTGAAAAGCGCCTGAACGTTGACTTGATCGAGCCTCTGAACGGTGCTTTGGGTGATGACTATTTCGCAGAGTTCCTTATGGACGCTTTGCTTCGCGGAGATTTGAAGAGCCGTTATGAAGCCTATTCCGTTGCCATTGATCATGGATGGATGTCGCCGAACGATGCGCGCCGAAATGAAAATATGAACCCGATTCCTGACGGTGACCTCTACATCCGGCAGATGAATACCGTTCCGTTGGGCACTGATCCCGCAACGACGACCGACGAAGCGCCGGCGGAAGACGATACCGGCGTCTCCGGGAAGAAGCAACGGCGGAAACTACAAATGAAGCGGCTGAAACAGATTGCCGAAAGCGCCGCGGAGCGTTGCGTCCGCAAAGAAGTTAAGGGATTGCGCGAGATCATCTCCAAGGCGGACGGCGGGAAGGCAGAAATTGCCGCGTTTTACGAGTCTCATCGCGGGTTTTTGATCACGACGCTTCGCCTTGATCCGAAGTTAGCCGCTGAATATTGCGATGGCAATTCCCTTTGGGTACAGGCTGAACGCGATGAAGCGATTAAGGCCATTGAAGAGAGATGCAGCTTGGTTCTTGCGGATCTCGCTACCGGAAAATCTGAGCGGAGGCTTTTGCCAGCATGACCAAATATTCCCACATCATTTCTGAAGTCTGCCGCAAGCCTTGGGCGATCCTTCCAGAGAAACTCGCAGTAATCGCCCAATTTATCCGCATGAGCGCAGCCGGGGAGAAGCTCTCCGAAGAAGAAATTCAAGCAAGCATGAGCGCTGGGTCCAGAGTTTCCCCAAAAAGTTCAGGCGCGGTCGCTGTGATTCCCGTCTATGGAACGATCTCGCGCCGAATGAACATGATGTCGAGAATGAGCGGTGGAACGTCGATTGAACAGTTAACGGCTTCCTTCCGGCAGGCCATGAGCGATCCGAGCGTAAAAGCGATTGTTCTAAACGTTGACTCTCCCGGCGGGTCGGTTGACGGGGTTCCCGAACTCGGCGCGGAGATCCTCGCAGCGCGCGCACAGAAGAAAACCATTGCGGTCTCTGACACCATGGCGGCATCGGCAGCTTATTGGCTGGCCTCAGCGTGCGATGAATTGGTCGTTACGCCATCCGGTTCGGTCGGCTCAATTGGCGTCTTTGCCGTGCATGAGGATTATTCCAAGGCCCTCGAAACCGAAGGCGTGAGTGTCACTTTGGTAAGCGCCGGGAAGTACAAGACGGAAGGCAATCCCTATCAGGCACTTTCCTCAGAAGCAAAGGACGCACTGCAATCGGACGTCGATAAGTTCTATGGAATGTTTGTGAAGGCCGTTGCACAGGGGCGGCGGACGACTCAAGAGACCGTAAAGAATGGCTACGGCGAAGGCCGCATGGTCATGGCGCAAGACGCTGTAAAAGAAGGCATGGCCGACCGTGTAGCAACGCTGGATCAGGTATTAGCCGACCTCGGCGTCGGTTCAGGGAGCGCGAAAATCGCAGCTTCTTCCATCTCTCGCCGAGAACGAGAACTTTCGCTTTACCAATAAACAATTTCGCTGCCCAAAGGCGGCAATGAGCCAAAGCAGTTTGATCCCAAGATCAGGCGGGCGCGGCTGTGTGTGAGCACTACCCAATTCGCAGTACAGGAGAAATCAGAAATGGCAAAATCCAATATTCACGCACTGCGGCAGCGCAAGATAGACGTGACCAAAGAGCAACGGGCACTGCTCGATGCTGCTGCCAAGGAGAGCCGCGAGCTCAACGAAACAGAAGCCGCGAAATTCGACGACAACATCAAAACTCTTGCCACAATTGAGAAATCAATCGAGCGCGAAGAGCGCGTTATGGAACTGGAACGCGGCATGAGCGGAACGGCCGACCCGAACACAACCGCATCAGCCGCAGCTGGCGCGCCCAGCAACGACAAGCCGAAGTTCAAGAACTTGGGCGAGCAACTTCAGGCAGTCGCGAACGCTTATCGCAGTGAGGGCCGTAACCTCGATCCGCGGTTGATCCACGCGGCAGCGTCGGGTATGAACGAGTCCGTTCCCTCAGATGGCGGCTTCCTGATTCAGCCAGATTTCGCGACGGAAATCTTCCAGCGTAGCTATACGCTCGGCGAAGTCCTTTCGCGTTGCCGCAAGCGGTCGCTCACCACATCGAACACGATGAAGCAAAACGCGATCGATGAAACGAGCCGCGTCGATGGATCGCGGTCCGGCGGCGTGCTCGCGTACTGGGCAAATGAAGCCGACACCGTGACTTCCAGGAAAGTCAAGTTCCGTCAAATGGAATGGCGGTTGAATAAGCTCTTCGCCATTTACTATGCGACGGATGAAGAACTCGCGGACGCGCCGTTCTTGGCCCAAGTGTCATTGGACAAGTTCACGGAAGAAGTGAAGTTCAAGGCCGAAGATGCGATCTGGGAAGGTGACGGCGCTGGGAAACCAAAGGGCATTCTTAACGAAGCCTGCTTGGTTACGGTGGCGAAGGAAACTTCACAGCCGAATACAACCATCGTTTCCGAAAACGTTCTGAAGATGAATGCCCGTCTCTGGGCTCCATCGCAGGCGAACGCTGTCTGGTTCGTAAATCAGGACTGCTTGCCGCAACTTCCACAACTCAACATCAAAATCAAGAACGTGGCCGGAACTGAAAACGTCGGCGGCATCATGACACCGATTTATCAGTTCCCAAGCGCTGGCGCACCGGCTGGAACCATTCTCGGGAAGAAAGTGGTTCCTGTTGAATACGCTTCCACACTCGGGACGCTGGGCGACATCATCCTCGCCGACATGGATCAGTACCAGCTGGTGGACCGCGGCGGTGTCGAATCCGCATCCTCGATGCATGTCCGCTTCCTGAATGACGAGATGGCCTTCCGGGTCACCTTCAGACTCGACGGTCACGCGCTGTGGAACTCGGCACTAACTCCGTTCAAGGGCTCGAACACGCTTTCCCCGTTCGTGACCCTCGCCGGCCGTCCGTAATTAACCCAGTAGTCCAAAGCGGAGAGGTCTAACTGGCTTCTCCGCTTTCCGAAAATTCAATTCACAGGAGAATTCACCATGAAAGGTTATGTATCAGCAGAAGAGGGACACTGGGTACTGCCAGTTGCACCGGTTGACATTACCGGCGGAGTTACCGGGCAGGCCTTTGCCCTGAAAGACTATCAGCACGCTTCGATCGTGGTTCCCATTGGAGTCTCGGCGGCAGCGTTCACAAAGATCATCGTGAATCAATGCACCGATTCGTCCGGTTCAAATCCGGTCGCAATCGCGTTCAACATTTACAAGCAGGAAACCGCCGGCGTCTCTCATGATGTTTTGGGCGCTCGCACGGCAGTAACCTCGGCTGGCTACACGCCTTCGGCGAATGACGGGATCTTCTACGTCATCGAACTGGATGCGAGTGAACTAGCCGATGGCTCGCCTTATGTTCAGGTGCAGCTGACCAACGGAACGAATAGCGTGATTGCGGCAGTCATCGC